GCTTCTGCGATGTGATCGAAAAATTTAGGGAGGACGAAGAATGAGTATTGATCTGTTCCGAATGTACGAGAAGGAGCGCGTTAAGACACATGAAGAATGTCGCCGCCTCACGAAACAAGCCGCGCAATACTTGGCAAGACGCGGTGTTAAGGGCAGCAAGCGTTATGCCGTGTGGCAACAGATAAGCACGGCACTGGGCGATAACGAGTATCGAAAGCTGGGAACCTTTGCCGAGTGGTGGACCGAAAGACGTGAGGGGATGACGGATGACGAGTGAGGATGATGGTGCGTTGCTTGAGCACGTACGCAAGCGGCTGTACGTGACGACGAAGTGTCCGGCTATGAGCATGGACAAGGACGGTTACGTACGGTTGGGATTGTCGAGTGACATGACCGAGCAGGACATGCTGATGCTTGGCCTGTACCTGTCGTTGCAGAATGAAACGTGGAAGGACGCGCTCTTGCAGCGCGTCCGTTCGAAGTACGTAGGGGCGACGACGCCTACCTCACGTATCGTCCGTACCGCCGAGCTTATGGGCTTGAAGTGAGGCGAAGGTAGCGTTCAAAATTTTTGCTATCACAGGCCCACATTTTTTTTCTTTTGACTTCGATGCCTCACGGGCGATCCAGTCCATTGTCTCGTCGTGCAAATCGTCGTAGATGCGGCCCCGCTTGAGGCCGCACCCTTTCAGATCGTGCTTGGTAATTAGCGGCTTCATGCGAAGCCGATGTTGATGGGAGCATCCGGCAAGCCCCACAATTTTGTGTGAGGTTTCACGCTGTCGATGCGGCGAATGTCGATCACGACCAGCTTACGTTCGGAGAGCAGACGTTCAAGGTAGTAGCACATACGACCTTGGAGTTTGCCGATCTCAACCTTGTTATCCATGTGCTCTGGATCGACCAGTTCCTCTACCATCTGGCGGGTTGTCCAGAACATTGTGTCGCCTTCGCTGTTCTCCGATCCTTCGAACTCAAAAGTTTCGTTCAACACAACTAACATGGCTTCGATCAACTCGTCCTTTTCGAATGTTGGGAAAAGGTTTTGATCGACGGGTTCTTCGGGCTGCTCAACGATGGCATTGAGTTGCGTGATAGCCGTGGCAGGAACGATGTTCTCTGGCGTGACTACGGGGGTGTCAAAGAGCGGGGCGAAGCGTGGGTCAAGTGAGCCAGTGTCGAGCGGACGGGTCTGCAACGCGAACCAAGGGGTCTGACTGCCCACCCGATTGTTCTCGGTCACGAGGCACTGGATACTGTCGCCTTCTTGAAGGTTGTGATAGTCAATCTGCTTTGGCCCCACGAAGATTTCTCCCCAGCTTGATGACGGGTCCGTGCTTGCGTAGCCAATGCCACTCGGCATTATGCGGACGAGAAAGCAAGCGACATTTTTTTTCGTTGAAGAACGTAAAGTCTTGTTCATAGTTAAATACCCTGATGTGTGACAGAACCGCCTGTTTCGGTCCGATCAGTTGCACAACGGGTGACACCCGTTGCGTTGATTGCCATGTCTTTCGTTGGGAAAATCAGGGATTTACTGCCCTTAGCAGGGGAGCGCCTTCGACCACTCGGCCACGTCTCCAATGGTGGGAATACCATTGTGTACGTTGAGTGCAAGCGGTTTTTACGGTCCCTGATTTATCCATTTCGAATTACATAACTCTTGGTTGTGTGTCTGCCGTACGTGTTACGAACGCCAGATTAGTCATGCCTAGTATGGCACTTTGATGATCCTCAAACGTGGTGTTCATATACTTCATCACCATGTCCAAAGACGAGTGGCCCAATAGATCAGCCACTACTTTCGGGGGTACACCTTGGCGGCACAAGCGCGTCGCAAAGGTGTGGCGTAGGCAGTAGGGGGTCTTATCCTCTATGCCTACCTTTTCGGCAGCGCGTTTAAAACGTCTGCGTAACTCCGCCGTGTCCAGCCCATAGTCAAAGACAAGATCGGACGGTTGCGGTGTTCTGTGGTTGGGCCGTTTGGGAAGCGCAGCCACGAGGTCAGGGTGCAGAGGCACACGTCTCTCCTTTAGCTGGCCCTTGCGGCCCTTGATCGAACGAAGGATGACCGTGTTGTTAGTCAGGTCAAGATCGGCGAAGCGCAGCTTGAGCACTTCGTTCGGACGTGCGCCAGTGTAGATCAGGAACATACATATTCTATGTACGCCCCATTGCGCGTTGCTGTATCGGTCAGGGCGCAGCAGCGAATTGAATATCGCGGTCTGTTCCTCTGGCGTGATCGTCACGATTGAGTGCGGGTTCTCCGATGGCTTCTCAACGGTGATGTGGTCGCGCAGCTTTAGCTTGGCACCAAAGTTTAGGATGCCTTGCAACGCAACCAAGTCACGCCTGATCGTACCGTCGCTGTTGCCCTTCGGCGCGTGGTAATCTTCGATGTATCCTTCGATCAAGTCTTCGTCTATCTCAGTGATGTCGTAGCCGCCGAACATTTCACGATGATGCTCGGCGTAACGGAGCGCAGACTTGGACGAACCAGTGCGGCGGGACTTCATGTACTTATCCGCAACCACGGAGAAGGGTGTACCCTTCGTAGCCTTGGACGCTGATCCAGTGAGCAGGTCGGACTGCAATTTTAACATTGCGTCTTTGGCTTGCATGCGATCAGACGTTTTGAGTGAGCGACGTATTCGTTCGCCCATGAACTCACCCTCGGCATGAAAGATGTTGCCTCGTTTACGTAGTGATAGTGTCATGTGAGGCTCCCGTTGTTAAGGGTGAAGCGGCGTATGCGGGGCGGGGGAGTTGGCGAGAATGAAGTGTATCCTTCGAACCAATCCGAGTGAGAAACTCTTGCGCCCGAAATGAGCGAAATCATGCGGCGGGTGATGCAATTCACATTGCAAAGTACCCACTGCCAATCGTATGTGCAGTTATTATATGTCTGTACCATTGTTCACCCCTTATCTCTAAAGGGTTTGTATAGGTGGAAGTACGGGTCATCTAATTCGGTGTCGTACGAAGCGAACCAATCAAGCGGCAACCCTTTACTCAGCAGTATGTATTCTTCTTCGTCTACTTTCTCTACGATCTGTTGAAAGATCATAGCGGCTTGTCCTCGTGACTTTACGTCGGCCTTCTTACACACCGCTCGTACGTGGACCTTCACTGTATTCTCACCAACACACATGACTTGTGCGATGTCTCTATTCAACAAGCCTTGCGTTAGCATTTGAGCCACGGCGTGTTGACGAGAGGTTAGTGATCTTAGGTAGCTGATTTCGGATGCGGACGCTGCGTCTTTATCTAAATTGGCTGTGGCGACACCATTATTATTACCAAGCCGACTGACAAGTTGGATAAGAATATCCAACTTAGTATCTAGCTTAGTCTCCATTCGTTGCAGGTCGAGCCTCATGCTCTCTGTAGTCATTTGATCCTCCATTAAGTGACTTCCTTCACGGCTAGGGATAGTTGGTTTGTCCCCAACTCGTTTAGTAAAGTTGCGTTTCCGCACACCGTTTGTCAATAGAGGTTGTGTAAAAGTTTGCATAATAAACTCCCGACTGAGACTAAGCGATTGAAAAGAATCAATAACTTTATTCAGATTAACAGGAGAAATCTGGCTGCATATGCCAAGTGGCTTGTTAGTTACGGGTCTAATAGTGCCAGCGCGTTCAGGTTTTTAATAACGGTGTTGACTTGACCCATCTTAGTAGCCTGTGACAAGGGCCTTATAAATTTAACGTAAGATTGCCAAGCCTCCATCATTTTCGAACCCGCTGAAATATAGCGGTATTGTGCGGGGCTGCGATCTATGATGATCCATTCAGATTGTTCGCACTCGGATACCATCTTGTCCATTGCGTTCCTCGAACACTTAACCTGATGTGCCAAGTCACTTACCAATGCTGGGTTGCTATCAAACGTGGCACGGACACAGTACAATCCGAACAGTCTTCGGTTGGCTGTCGATATAAAATACTTACTGATCTTTTTGAGTTCATCACTGTCGTGCAGTCTAGTACGCCGACCTTCTGCTATCGCAAGTTCGTACTCAAGGAACGCCTTCGCGTATTCTCTTTCTAACTTTTTAAACATTGGGCCATCCCCCCAAGGCACATTGTGTAAGGGGAGTGTTACAGTATATCAGTGCGGAAAGGCAACTGTTTTTGTCAGGTGCTAATCATCCGTACATATCCGTTGGTGTGTTTCGTTCGCAACTAAAACATCTACGACGAGTGAACGGTCGTTCGCTATGAGCCATTCAATCGTACGTTCGGACCCGAACAATATGGGGGATGTCAGGTCGCAGTAGGTATCACCGCTGATCTTCGTCGTCGCGCAGCCACCGAGAAGCCCGATGAGAAAGATAAGTATCGCCAAGCTCGTGCATTTCATCTTCTACGTCCTTTGCCGTACGCATATTGTCCAACCGCTTTTCGTCTATTCTCCTTTTGATTTTGTCTTGGCCTCTTGAAACGCCGGAGAAATATATGCCAGCAACGCCGAGCACAAAGGATAGAGCGACGAGCATGTAGAGTTGTAGCCTTGCCATTCAATGCCACCCCTCGGCCCACGCACGTATGCGCTCGCGCATAATATAAATGCCAAGTAGAACTGAGACCCCCGTGAACCCAAGGATTATGTACTGCGTGATGTCACCCAGCCCCGACAAAGCTGTAGCGGCAGAGCCAGCGGAAGCTGCGACTGTTGCGGCAGACGCTTTGACTGTCTTGGATTGCGTAGGCTTAGTACGTTCGGGCTTCGTGTCCGTGGCCTCGGAGATTTGTTGTCCGGCGAGCCAACGCTGGACGCGAAAGCCGGGGCATGCTTTTGAGACGCCCGAAACTCGGTTGTGTCCGATCACCTTGTCTTGCTTGATGCCGTACTGCGAACGAAGGTCTTGGATCAAACCGTACAAGGCAGCCAGTTGGGCCGCCGTGTAATGCTCGATGGCTCGGTCTTCTGCCGATGAGCCGAAGCCCCCGATTAGACAGACGCCGATGGTTGTCTTGTTCGTACCCTTGGCGTGCGCCCCCTGCATTTCGTACGGACGGCCTTGTACGATTGTGCCGTCACGGGAAATGATTGCGTGGTATCCGATCATACGCCAGCCCCGTTCTTCACGATGCCAGCGGTCGATCTCTTTCATTTGTTCGTTGGGAGTTTTACCTGCGTACCAATCAGGCTTGGTGGCAGAACAGTGCACGATGATGCCGTCAATCTTGCGCGTCATAAATTAAAATTCCTTTTGATCGAGGACGTTTGCTCGGCCTCGGTGAAGACGTTGGGTTTTATTTTAAAGGTTTTGCAGGATACTTCGTCCCACGTACGAGCGATCATTAACTTTATGTCGCTGGCTACGAATAAAAATACTCCGTCGTATTCTTGGCTGTTACGAAGCGAGTACTGATACTTTGGGGATCGTGGTCGTTCGTACGATACGCGGGTAGGTTTGGCGCACGACTTGACTTGGCACCTGAACATCTCACCCGCTTCGTTCTTCACCCACAGATCGTCGTGCTCCATGTCTACGTGCACTGAACGTAGGTCCATTGTTTCGAGAATGTGAAGTGCTAGGAACTCTCCGGCTCTGCCACGGTTTATATTCAGCATTATCTACGCAGCAATTCTTGCAAGTGCTTGATCGTAGCGTGCGCCTCGGCGAGTTCGGCGCGGAGCATTGCGATCTCTCGCAATAGTTCCTCTTTGTCTGTCGTGTACCGATCCAATTTATTCGCCAACCTGTCTACCTGCGCCTTTAATGTGTCTTGGTAGGCAGTCGTAGCCGCCGCCTTTGATTTTTCCCGCATAGATACGAACGACCAAAAGCCAGCCGAACCGATCACTGCGAGAACGATTGTTACGATATGATCTTCCATCATGTACCCTCTACGTGCAGCGTAGCCCAAGCGAAGCTGCTGGGCGGCGGCTGCGTGCGTTAGTAAATTTGCTCGGTATCCTTGACCATTTTCGGTAGGCAGTAAGCTGTGGCATGGTCAACCGAACCGACGGCGTACGAAGTGAACCGAGCCGTCAATGCACGGGCGACGTAGAGGCACTGGTCGATGTTGCGGTAGTGAAGATTGTTCTCCACCATCACGCGATCATCACCTACGCCCAGCCACAGAACTATTGCGAATACCTCAATCATATCATTGCCAGCACGACGGCAGCGACTACTGCGATAATGAGTATGCCGATCATCACACTCGTACCCACAACGGCTACGTCTTCGACTAATTCTGCCTTCTCCTGCTGTTGACGCTTCTTCGCGGCGGCTCGTGCCTTCATTTCAAGCTGCTGTTCTCTTTGCAATTTGAGCACATCTTGCCATGCGTAGTAGCCGAAGCGTCCTATGATTAGTTGCTTAACCATCTCTATCTGCTCGGCTGCAAGCTGCTGGTTGATGACGATCTCGGTGACGGACATACCCTTATTACGCGCTTGCTTTTCTTCACGCTTTAGCTGGCGGGTTCCTTCAAAAAGGTTATCGACTTCCTTTGCGACGGATGAAATATCCTTCGCTGCGCCAATGCCTTTCGATATGATTTCGCAGGACGCCTTTACGAGAGCGATCCCTGCCAATACTTCCGCGACCATGTACCGACCATCAATTTATTTTCGTTCGTGTGATCGTGAAGTTGAATGTAACGAAACAACTATCGCATCGAACGTAGGCCGGTGTCGTCCTAGATGTCGCCTCGCTCCCGAAGTTTGCTTTTGTAAAATTCTTTCCAATCCTTGAGGCGCATGACGACCAAGCTGTCCTCTAGTGGCTCGCGGTTTTTTCTCGTAATAACGACAGGGGCTTCGGGCGATTTAGTCTGCTCGATGTTGCGCTCTGCTTGTCGCATGGCGTCTCGTACGTTCAGACGTTCGGTGCGCTTGGCTTCTACGAACACGTCGGGTGTGCCGAGTATGTCTGCGCCACCTGCGTGCAAGCCCACTTTGCCGCCGCCGGAGAGTGGTGCTCTCTGGCACCGCTCGGTTCCAAACACGCAGTCGTTCAGATAGTGAGCGAGGTCTACTTCGTAGCGGTCGCCCTTGGCCTTCTGTGGATTAGGCATACGATACTCCCTTCATCAAGTCAGTTAGGAAGGGTGGTAGTTTGTATAGCGACACCTTCGCATCTCGTTCGTCGTCGTCCACCATTCTGTCGATTGCTTCTTCACGTTCGTGGCAGCTTGCGCATCTGTACTGGTTGATTGGTCTTGGCTTCTTGCTTCCGCATACTGTGCACGGCCTAGTCCACTTCGCCGGACGTTGGCGGTGTTGGTATTTAGCCCCCGGGAAATATTGTAATTCCATTCGCATTAACATTCTACGAACAGTATCTACGCACACGCCGTACCTCTCGGATAGCTGCGCGTGCGTGAAGCGTTCGTGGTTATCCTCTAACCACATCTGCTCACCCTCGGTTAGCCGTAGTCTCTTTGCCATACCGTCGCCTTGCTGTTTTAAAATACATATCAAAAGATATGCGGATAGACAACTAAGGCTATTGACATTTTTGGCGAAGGCGTTAAACTCCGTCGAGTACAGTCGAGTGACGAAGACTTACTAACCAACAAAGGTTAGTTAGTCTGAAGGAACGGAGACGATAAGCGACCAGCGTAGTACGGCGCACGGAGTTTAACGGTTTTTGTGACGTGTAATAGTTGTCAAAATAGTTGACTGCGTAAACGCCTTCGGATACTTTAATCATAGCTTCCACGATCTCGGCTTCCTCCCTCGTGTTAGTGGAAGTAAGCCCTCGGCCCCCACCAGCCGAGGGTTTTTTTATCTGTTGGATTTAGCTTCGGCGAGGCGGGACGCATGGTTAGTTGCGCGTAACGCTTCCGTCCATTCCTTCACCATATGTACTGGCTGATTGATGCGTTGGCTGATTTCAAAATCAGACAGGGCCGTACGCATAACGCCCGTGTTATCTTCCCACTCTTGCGCGTACATCATGGCTCTCTGCTTGGGCGTCTTCGCTGAGATAGGACGAACAGTTCCCGCCGCGTAGTTGGACCCCATGCCAATGTGGTAGAATGGCATGTGTACGTCCGTCATTTCGCGCACTTTGCCGTAGCGAACTTCGAACATCATATCCAAACGCTCCCCTGCCTTGAGGGCTTGAGGCGATCCCATCACCGCCATCGGTGTATTGATGATGTCGCCATCCCATAGGCCAGCGCGTACTTGTGCGGTTGCCTGATCTTCGAACACTTGAGTGACCTTTAGCTGTGTCTCCAACACGGTTAGCTGGTTAGTCGATCCAGCCTCACGCCCAGCCGACCCAGCCCCATCACTCGGCTTGTTCGAGTGGTGGAGTAGGCCGACGCTTATACCACCATTTCGTAGCGACAGGCATAGCTGGTTGATGTGTGACCAATCATCAGCGGAGTTCTCCGCCATCGAGGGGAACGCGCTTCGTACTGTGTCAATGATCACAATGTTGGGGCGATGCGACTTCACCAGATACTCAAACGTAGCCAGCCCTTTAGCCGACTTGAGGTTCATCATTTCTTCGTTGTCGAACGGACACCAGAGCATAAAATTTTGTGAGGCATCCCCGTAGCTGTGCTTGGCTTGCGTCAAAAATTTCACCACGTTGCTGCGCGAGTTTTCGAAGTCGCAGTACAGGACACGAGGGCGATTGTAGAACTGGAAGGGGCCGAAGCGATCATTGCCAGCGGCACATGCGTACAACAGGTGACGAGCGAACGTAGACTTACCATGCCCACTGAACCCATGTATCTGAAAGATCGTACCGCTCGTAGGTATGAACGGCTCAACAAAGTATTCGACGGTGCCGAGTTCGTCTTCCAGCCGCTCGATGTCCTTCGTCGTTATGACACGTGGCCTACGATCCTTCTCTGGCTCGATGTCCTCTTTGGCTACAGGCACAGGGTTGTCACGGTCAGGATGATTGCGTTGGTCGGACTTACTGATGTCATCTATAGTTGAGAGCACTTTCTTATCATCGAAGGGGTTGAGCATGAACTTATCCATGTACTCATGCACACGTGTATGTATCGCCTGTTCATCTAAACCTTGGGCGAAACATTCCCCGACTAGCGACACCAGACGGGCATGGCACCCATCGCCAGCGTCGATCTTCCTGCCGAGCCGATTTACGTCTGCCTCTGTCCGCTCCCATACACCGTAACCCTCTGGTCGTACGCCAGCTAAGGACACCTGCTCCAATCGAAAGTCATCTAGGTTCACGACGTTCTGTTCGGGTTGCGCCAGCTTCGGTCGAACGTACACAGGGATGTCATCGAAGTCTGCTCCCTGCATCAGCCGCCAGCTTTTCCCGACAGATGGTGGCGCGTAGGCTATGCCTTTACTCCCACGCAAATCTAGTCCAGCGACAGAGGGCCATTCACGGCCATCACAGTTCGCTCCGACATGCGACTTGATCCACCCCTCACCCTTGGGGAAGGCGAAGTAAAAGTGGAAGCCTTTCTTAGTCTCGACCACGATTGGCGTTCGGGTGAGGCCCAGCTTCTCCGCTTCCTTTACGGCATTGGCATTGTCGCAATCGACCACAACGAGGTTGGACACAGGGCCAGTGATGATAGCAACATTATAGTTCGGGTACAGTTCGCCAAACCATTCATATATATCATCTTCGCTGGGTAGCTGCTGCTTGTCTGCGATGTAACCCCAAGCAAACGGACATACGCCCGTCTCTGGGTTGACGGGGATGCAAGCCCATCCCCGATCCAAGTATTCAAGTGCTGCGTTAAGTGCGCTCGTCTCCATTCGTCTCTCCCACGAAATAAATATTAAGATCGAGGTTCGGATGAACCTCTTTGATTGCTGATAGGTAAGTGGAAGAAATGAATGAGCGTCTTAGCCAGCCGTAAGGGACGTTGTAGCTGACATTCAGATCATCAGCCAGCCGTCTCGACCCGCCACAATCTGTAATCAAACTCGATATATCGAAGTTCATTTCATTTTCTCCTTGCGTATCAGCAATAGATAACTTACGATGGCTAAATACACAACCTTAAACGTCAAGGATTAACATGAAATACTTTACCCCGAACGTGGATCAATTCGTGGAAGGGCTGGACGAAGAAATGTTTAGCACCCCGAAAGACCAACAGCCCCCGCCCAATCAAAAGTTACAAACAGCGTCTACGCATCTAGCGTATTCTCTTGATTTGTTGGAGCAACAGAAAGCGATAGTCACAGCCGCGAAGGCTGCTGTCTTAGCTGAATTGCCTGTTGAGATTGGTGAACACGAAATAACACTCGAACATATCAAAGGCACGTTGACGGTCAAAATCCCAGAGAAATGGGAATGGGACAAAGATATGCTTAACGATATGTGGGCAGACAACTCAAACACCCCAGCTTACGTTCTGAACGACCGTAAGATTGATCGCAAAAAATTAGAGAAGGCCGAGGCTTCGACACGTAAGCTGGTTCGCCGCGCTCTGACAATAAAGATGGGTACGCCCACATTCAAGGTGAACAAATGAACATCGAACCTTTTCAAACAAACGACAGCACCGTAAAGCAAGCCGCCAAGGTTATGCTCGTAGGTCATCAAGGCAGTGGTAAGACCACAGCTATCGCAGATTTCTACGAAACATACGGTGCGGGGCTGGTGTTGAGCGGCGAGAGTGGCCTGTCCTCTATCTCGCATTTGCCAATCGACTATCTGCCGTTTGGCTCGTTCGATAGGCCGAACAAAGCTGGCAAGTACACGTTCATGGACCTCGTTAAGTACGTGTCCAGTGATGCGTTCAAAGCGAAGGGCTATAAATGGATCGCCCTAGACAGTGCTACCGAACTATCTCAGCGGTGCTTTGCTGACGTAGAGAAAGAGTTCGAGGGTTCGGCTAACGGCTTTGAAAAATGGGGCGCGTACGAACGTAAGATCACGGCTGCGCTCAAGTGGATACGTGACCTTGATACGAACGTACTTATCACGTGTCTCGCTGCCGAAGAAAACGACGACAATGGGGTGACGCAATATTGGCCCATGCTGGTGCAGAAGAAGGTGCAGAAGTTGGCACCCGCGCTGTACGATCATGTGTTCTGCCTAGTCCGTAAGACGCAAGAGGATGACGGTCGGCTCAAGGTTACGCGCCACCTTATCACCGATAACGTCCACGGCTGGCACGGCAAGAGCCGTGACCCCCACCGCCGACTGAAACCCGTCGAGAACACCGACAAGGTGACGGACTTGCTGGCCCGTATCTACATGACAGAAGACGAATTTAAAACAACTCAGAAAGAGGGAGTATCCAAATGAGTGAATGGAAGGGACTGACCGAGATTAGCCTTGAAGGCATCGAAGTTAAAAAGTCGATCATAGGCGCAGGTCGCCACGTGGTGAAGATTGCCGCCGTTGATATTGAGACCAAGGGCGTTGATCGCCAGATGGTTATCACAATGGAGACGCCCACGGCTCAGTGTAAAGATTGGCTGACCGTACACGTTGGCAACTACAACGATGAAAACGACAAGGATCGTGCGGGTAAGCGTCTCAATCGCGGCCTCGGACGAGTGCTTCGCATCCAACACGTACTTGGGGCTACGGCTGCTACGTCGATCCAACCTGCCAATTTCTTCACCGGCAAAGAGATTGGGATCGAAGTCTACGAAGACAACTACATGGGGAAAACGCAGACCAAAGTTGGTTCGTACTTCGGGCCTTCGGAAGTTGTTCAAGCTGCCGCTCAAGGTAAGGCCGATACTGTGCCGAACGATGAAATTCCGTTTTAAGTGTTTCCCGTTCACCCCCTCGCACAGAAGTTACTTAGCGATATAGACGATGGGTTCGCCGCCGAAACACGTGGCGAACCGAGAGCCTATATAGGCGCGTCTATGGCTGGCACAGACTGCCTCGCCAAGATGGCGTTGTCGCTGCGGGGCTTTCCAGACGTAGAACCAGACCCCCAACTAAAACGTATCTTTCACGCGGGACACCGCATTGAAGATTGGGTTGTGCACGACTTAAAAAAACGTGCTGATCTACGTGTGTGGGAAAAGGATGACATCACTGGAAAGCAACACAGGGCCGAGTGGCTAAACGGTCATGTCGTTTGTCACAGTGATGGGCTGGTGGATTTTGAGGATGGGTCAGGTATGGCGATCCTTGAGATTAAGTCTATGAACTTGGCGAACTTTACCAAGTTTCGCAGTGATGGGGTGAAGTCATCGCACCGTCATTACTATCGGCAGATGGTAATGATGATGGCGATGTTTAATATCGAGCGCAGCCTGTTCGTAGCGTACAATAAAAACAACTCTCAATATCACGCTGAGATCGTGCCGTTCGACCAAGACGAATGGTCACTCATGTACGTACGAATACAAGCCGTGCTTGATGGACAGGCGGAGAGAATAGCGAAGGAACCCGAAGATTGGCGGTGTAAAGGCTGCTTCAAACGGGAAAGCTGCTGGGCCGTGCCGGAACTAACTCCCGCCTGTCGTTACTGCAAGCATGCGTACGCCAATAAAGACGGCGGTTGGACGTGTAAATATGGATGCGATGGTAATGTAGTGTGCGATCACTACGAACAATTCGCACCAACTCCGAAGGTGTAGTTAAGTGAACGAATTAAATGTAGAATTTCTGCGTGAGTTATCCGAGGTTCGGGTCGGCATAATCCGTAAGGAAGCTGACATCGAGAGCATAGCTGATCGTGTCTCCGAACTGACTAAATCTGGTGACAAAAGCCTTGATAGGGCGTTGTACGTAACTGACGACCTGCACAAAGCGAAGCTGAAACTAAAGTTCGAAAAGGAACGGCTCGTAGAACTCAAGTGCCGCAATGCGGAACTGGAAGTGCTGGCAGTACAGCAACAATTTCTGAGAGGACTTACCGATGTCTAAACGTAACGAGACGATTGATGCAGCCAAGGATAAGATCAACAATGATCGTGCGAAGGACTACGGCGATGCACTTTCCATGCACAGACGAATAGCCGTCGGGTGGACACAGATAATAAATATGGCTGAACATACCCACGGCAGCATTACACCAGCGCACGTATGCCTGATGATGGATTGGTTGAAGACCTGCCGACTATGCGTCACGATTGACCATGACGATAGCTGGGAGGACAAAATCGGCTACTCCGCACTGGGTTCGGAAATATCTGAGGCATGGGAAAAGGAATTTCCCAGACCCCCCTTTTAGTTTTCACTAGCCCCTGCTGCGTAATCAACACCAGCTTCGCGTAAGAACGGCATCTGACCGAGGATAGGTACGCGACCGATCAATTCTCTCCACATCATACGCTCTTTCGCGTTCGTGCTTTCACCGCCGAGCGCGTCTGTTGCGTACTCCATTAGACCGCCGCCAACATCGAAGGCATCTGAGAATAGACCGAGCGATGGGCCAGCCAGCATTTCGGCAGTGCGCCATTTGCCGTACGCACCATTATCCGCTTGCGCTGCACCGTCGTAGAACAACTGACCGATCAGGCCGAGACCGCCAAAGGTCATAAGCCCGTCGATATACCAACCTGCTGCAAGGTCCATCATGCTGCCTTCGTCCACCGAGCCTTTAGCAATGCCGAATACTGGATGGTCTTTGCCGGATAGCTTGCGATCACGTGTCTCACCGAAGGTTTCATTGTCTTCGCCACCACGGCCTTGAACCATATCCTTTGTGGCGACTACGCCAGCACCGAACGTAGGCCCAACACCAGCGTAATACAGTAGAGGTTTGAGGTTACGATCACCGTCGGGGTTCGCACGTGACGCCTGTATGGCAGCACGTCCCATGCGCGTCATCATAAGTGGGAACGATTTAAGCTGCATGATGATCTG